TTAGCACTATTGTAAGCAATTTACTTTTTAAATTTCCCAACACCAATATAGAATTATCGCAAAAAGAATTTTCAATGTTTATGGCTGAATATAACTATGAAGTTATGACATCTATAATTTTAGATAAAAGATTGATTAAAAAAAGAGGAATGGGGTTGAATGAAATATTTAATGAGGGATTTGATTTTAGAGATATAAAAATAAGAGTGAGATAACTGCGTAAATAAGCTAAAAAATAGTTTTTAATAACAAAAATGTATAAAAAAGGCAATAAATATGGCAGGGGTAATAGTAATAGCGGACGCAAAGCCAAAAAAATAGAAATGGAATTAGCTAAAGAAGCGATAACTCAAGACGCTCTTATTTCTTTGGCTAACAGCAAGGTTTATAAGCAGTTAATGAAAATCAAAGAAGAAAATCCTGAAGCATTTAGTAAGACAAAAGAAATGGCTTTACCGGTAACATTAAGAGGAATCACCGAGAAACGTGAAGATAGTATTAAGATTGTTTTGCCTAAACCAATACTAAATGCCATATCAAGAAACAACGGCGACAAAGAAAATAACAAAACTGACAAAACGGATTAGAATCGTATCCGGCGGTTCTTCAGCCAGTAAAACGATTTCAATTCTTTTGTGGCTTATAGATTATTGCCAAAGCTACAAAGGAAAAATCGTATCGGTTGTCAGTTGGACCCTGCCTCACCTAAAGAAGGGCGCTATCCGGGACTTCTTATCAATAATGTCCGAACACGGATACTTTAAGGACGATAGGTGGAATAAAACCGAAAGCATATATTTATTTGAAACGGGCAGTAAATTGGAGTTCTTTTCAGCAGATCAGCCGGGTAAGGTCAGAGGGCCAAGGCGCGATGTTCTTTTTATAAATGAAGCAAATAATGTAAGCTACGATATTTATACCCAGCTTGAAATCCGAACGAGAGATATTGTTTTCATAGATTTTAATCCAATTTCAGAGTTTTGGTTTTATACAGAAGTCGCTGATAAAGAAAACATAGAACATATAATTTTAACTTATTTGGATAATGAGGCTTTATCGGAAAACGAACGCTTGGCGTTAGAAGCCAGAAGAAGTAATAAAAGCTGGTGGAAAGTTTATGGCGAAGGACAACTCGGCGAAATTGAATCTGCCATATATAAAAACTGGAAAATCGTAGATGAAATACCACATGAAGCAAGGTTGGAAAGATATGGACTGGACTTTGGCTACTCAAACGATCCCAGTTCAATCGCGGCAATATATTACTACAATGGAGGCTATATTCTTGACGAAATTTGCTATCAAAAAGGCTTTAGTAACAAACAGTTAGCTGATATACTGACTAACTTGCCGCAAGCCCTTATAATCGCGGATTCAGCTGAACCCAAAAGCATAGATGAGTTGAAACTTTATGGCTTGAATATCTTGCCGGCAAACAAGGGCGCCGGTTCAGTTCAGCAGGGAATCCAGTTTGTTCAGGCCCAACAATTAAGCATAACCAAAAACAGCGTCAATGGAATCAAGGAATATAAAAACTATGTCTGGCAAACCGACAAAGACAGTAAGATTTTAAATGTCCCGGACCATCAATTCTCGCATTTTATGGATGCCGTAAGATATGGTTTTACAAGTTTGAATCCTGAAGTAACGCGCAAAACCACGGAAGAAATCAAACGCCATTTTGAGAACATGGAACACAAACTAAGGAACTTTTCCACAAAATAGAGGAAAGGATTGGCAAGTTATGTTAAAATATAAAAGTAGGCATGGGAAAAATTGCGAAAAAAGTTTAATCGTGGTATAATTGAATCAATTATTAAATAACTTGTTCTTGGTGGAGAGCAAAACGAACAAGTGGAAGACCATAAAGTAACCGAGCTTGTAAGACAAGCCGAAGACAATTTTAAAAACGGAAATACGCAGATCAGCGAATATGTTTCTTTCTCAATGAAAGAGGTGCTTGATACTATCGACGCCTATATTAAATCAAGATTTATTTCAGGCGATACCGATGATCTGGGCCGGCCTAAGCCATTTTTTAATATCGTATTGGCGGTTAGAAATATTTGGTTTCGCGCCACCGATTTAGATCGCAAAGACATAAGAATAAAAGCAACAAAGTCAAGCCACTACTTAATGGCTTTTTTGGCTAATATCCACTTACAAAATTGGATGAAGAAGTCAAACTTCGGGGCATTTTTAAACGAATGGGGCAGGACTTTGGCCACTTATGGCTCGGCCGTTTCAAAGTTTTCCGAGAAAGACGGGGATCTTATACCTGAAGTTATATCTTGGAATAGGTTGCTTGTTGACGCGGTTGATTTTGAGAACAATCCCAAAATAGAAAAACTATACTTTACTCCGGCCCAGCTTAGAATGAATCCGAACTATGACCAGAAAATGGTTGAAGCTCTGATTGAAGATTCCAAACAACCTCGAAGGAATTGGAGTGGCCAGCAGAAGGACAATAAATCGGACTATATTTGCGTTTATGAGGTTCACGGGAACTTATCTCAAGCTGTTTATAGCGAATCCAGGGGTTTAGAAGTAAAAGAAGGCGACGATAAAGTTTTTTATCAGCAAATGCACACGGTTTCATTTACCGGCAGAAAAGGAGAATACAACGATTACACGCTTTATTGCGGGAAAGAAAAGCAAGACCCTTATATTCTAACCCACCTTATCAGGGAAGAAGGCCGGACGCTTTCAATCGGACCGGTAGAAGCGTTGTTTGACGCTCAGTGGATGGCAAATGATAATGCTATTTTAATCAAAAATCAGCTTGAATTGGCTTCAAAGATTATTTTCCAAACGGCGGATCCTAATTTTGTCGGAAAAAATATGCTTACTCAAGTTCAAAATGGCAGTATATTGGAACACTCCCAGGGTAATCCTTTGACGCAGTTAAACAATAAGCCGGATATAGCGGCTATGCAGGCATGGGGTGAGCAGTGGCATACTCTTTCAAAAGAAATAACCGGAACTCCCGAGGCGATACGGGGAGAAACAATGCCTTCAGGAACTCCCTATTCTCTCGGCGCTTATTTGGGAAGCCAAGCGGGTTCTACTTTTGAGCTTATGACCGAGAATAAAGGACTTTCCATAGAAGAAATGGCAAGAAAGTTTGTGCTTCCCTATCTTAAAAAGAAAATGGACACAACCAAAGAAATAGCGGCTACGCTTGAAAGCCATGAAATCAAACAAATTGATTCCGCTTTCGTGCCAAAAGAAGCTATACGAGTAGTTAATGAACAGATTAGGCAGGATATTATGGCCGGTAAGGCGACCCAAGCCCCTGATATTGGTGCTATAGAATCGCAAATTCGGGCTAAATTAGGCGAGTCCGGCAACCAGAGGTTTATACGGCCTTCTGAAATAAAAACAACCAAATGGAGCGATATTTTAAAAGATTTCGTTTGGGAGGCGGAAGTGGAGGTCTCTGGTGAAGAAACCGATAAAAAAGCTGTTTTACAAACTTTATCAACGGTTCTTCAAACTATTGCCACTAATCCGAATATTCTTCAAGATCCGAATGCCCGTCTTATTTTCAATAAAGTGCTTGAAATCGCCGGAGGGGTAAGTTCTATTGAACTGAACCAGGTTGAAAATGCTCCGCAACAATCTCAACAACAAATGGAACAGATTACAGGACAGCCGGTTGCCCCAAGTGGTGGCATGGTCGGGGCCGGCAATAGATTATTAACTCAACAGCAATAAAACAATGAAACACGGACAACACAGAATGCCGAATGGCAGAATGATGAAAGATTCTGAAATGAAAAAAATGATGGGCAAGAAAGCCAAAAAGAAAAAAAATAAGAAAGGACATTGAGCTACCAAATGAATAAAATAATTCTCGGAATGGCTACGTTTGAAAACGTTAAGTCAAAGACGCTGGGAACACTAATAAAGCTCTTTCAAAAGAATCCGACAATGGGATTTATCATAGAACAGGGGCCGTATGTCTTCGCTAATAGGGAAGCGATTGCCGCCAGGTTTATGAATGGCGACGGCACGCACCTTTTTTTCGTTGATGGCGACATGAGTTTTGAGCCGGATGTGTTAGATAAGCTTCTGGCGCATAATAAAGATGTCGTCG